TGAGGGATATTTTGGCAGAGAGAATAGGTCGCGGAACGAATGAGGCATATACTGTTGGGGATGGAGTATCAAAACCAACAGGTGTTACTGAGGACAGCAAACTTGGTAAGACCGCCGCCTTGGCTAACGCACTTACGGCAGATGAATTGATAGATGTTTTCCACAGTGTAGATGCAGCTTATCGTAAAAGTCCTAAAGCTTGGTGGATGTTCACAGACCTGACCATGAAGGCAATTAGGAAACTGAAAGACGGCGATGGTCAATTCATCTGGCAGCCAGGCTTGAGAGCGGGCGAACCGGATATATTGTTGGGCAAACGCTTTATCATCAATAATGATATGGCAGAAATCGGCAAGAACAATATCACCGTTCTATTTGGCGATTTCAATAAATTCATTATCAGGGATATTGGCGGTTTCATCTTGTTGAGGCTTGATGAGCGTTTCGCTGACAATTTACAGGTTGGATTTACTGGGTTCCTACGAACAGACAGTAAATTAATAGATGCCGGGACAGGTCCTATAAAGCATCTACGACACCCCAACACGTAGAATTTAAGGGAATTGGATTCATTCATGATGCGGGCATAAAGTATGCCCGCATCTCTAAAATATAAACCATGAAAATAAAACTACTGGAAAGCTTCTCCGGTCCAGATATTGACTGGGCAATGGGAGATATTGTAGACATTAAACCAGAAACAGCAAAAAAATTGGTCAAATTAGAAATGGCGGAATCTGTAAAAAATGGTGAAACAGATACAGAGAAACCTCCTAAATTGAAAATTTATGATGGGGACAAGAAAAAAACCGTTAAGAAAAAAACAATGAGCAACACAAAAGGTAAGCGTAAGATTATCAAGGCAACCCTTTCGTAATGGCAATAAAATTCCAAGAATCCAGTCTTGAACTGATCACTCCGCCATCGGTCAAACCAATTACTTTAGCAGAAGCAAGGGATCATCTACGTGTAACAACAACAGATGAAGATAGTTATATTCAATTAGTCATAGATGCAGCGACTGATTATTATGAGCGTTTGACCTGGTTGCAATTGATTACTGCTACCTATGATTTTTTCTTGGATGAATTTCCTACGGGAGATACACCGATAGAACTTCCGAGACCGCCATTTCAAAGCATCACAAGCATAAAATTTGTGGATGAGGATGGCAACACACAGACATTAGCAACAAGCAAATTTGAGGTGGATACATCCGTGCTACCCGGAAAGGTTCGTCCTGTTAACGGTGAATTTTATCCGAGTACAAAAGACCAATTCAAGGCAGTTACAATCACATTCAAAGCCGGTTATGGAGATAGTAGTGCGGAGATACCATCCGGCATCTTACAGACATTAAAACTATTGATTAGTTTCTTATATGATCACAGGGATTTTGTAATTCCACAAAGGGAAAAGGGACACGATATTCCGATGGGCATTATTAACATGATTCAACAGCATTCAGTCTGGCGTTTTATATGAAAATACTAATATTTGTAACCGTATGGCAGCGACCTGAAATCACTAAATTGTGTTTGGCAGGTATCCGTCGTCTGCAGAAATACAAGCCGGAATGGAATATTGAGCCGTTATTTATTGTGAGCGAGGACTGGGCCGAGGAGTGGTGCGATCAGGAAAAATTAAATCATATTTGGGTTGAAAACAGTCCCCTGGGAAGGAAGATGAATCTGGGAATTGAGGCTGCGATGGAATTGGATTTCACCCATTTGATGTTTTTTAATTCAGATACCATCATAGACAATGAACTATTAGATATTTATGAGCCATATTTACAAGGAAAAGAAAGAGTATTTAACCAAGAAATAGAATTTTTTGGTATTGACAAAGTTCATTTTATAGATATGGAAGGTAAGCGAGCAAAGCTGGTGGATTATGATTTGACTATTTGTGGCGCAGCGAAGGTGATTAGCAAAAAGTTCCTTGAAAAATACGCCTATCGTGTAAAGGTAAAATGGTTGGATTCATACAGTGGAAGTTCAGGAAGTTGGGGGCTTGGAGAAACAACATGGATGCCATTTTTTCAAGTTGAGGATTTGGAAAGAAAGGATGTGATTGAAGTAATATCAAAACCTAAATACACGATTTGGGATGTGGACAGAAGCGACACAATAGATCATCAATTTTTAGACAGGATACTATTTACCGGCAGGCAGGTCCCAAATAGATGTATTGATATTGATGAAAGACCATTGGTATTTGATATTAAGAGCGAAATAAATATCTGGGATTACGATAGTATTAAGGGAACCCCGGTAGATTTTGATGAGATAATTAAAAACATACCAGAGATAAATGCAAGCGGGAAAATTGGACAGGCGGATCACCTTTCAGTCGCTCACAAGAATTCGTAATACTTATGGAGAGGAAGTGGCGTCGTGGGCAAATATAGCAACTGCACCGACGGTATGGGCTAATGTGATGGAATTAAAGGGTAAAGAGAAGTTTGAGGCAGCCCAGATAACATCTTTTGCTGATTTACGTATAAGAATACGATTCCGTTCCGATCTCAACGAGAGATTGAGAATAAGTTATCAATCCAAGTTTTATGACATACATTCCATAACAGAACTTGGCAGAAAGGACGGACTGGAAATATTGGCACAATCAATACCGGTGACATGAGTCAGTTTAAATTAATAGGTGTAGAGGAGCATATAAGGTTGTTTAAAAAACTTCCTAAGAGGATAGGCAGCAAAGTAATGATAAAAGCACTCAAGGCAGCCGGCAAGTTGCTTGTGAAGTCCGCAAAGAAAAAGATAAGACCTATTACAATAGAATTGAGAAAGGGCACCAGAGTAACAGACAAGGAGATACGCACCACCATAGGAATGGAGGTGAGGAAAGGAAAAGGAGGTGGAGCAGACAGATATGTGGTTGTTGGTCCAAGATTAAAGAAAAATAAGAATATAGCCATAATTTCAACCTGGTTGGAATATGGCACATTGGCACATAGGATAAAACCATTATTAAAAAAGCGTTCCGCAGCCGCAGAGGAGGCGAAATCCAGAGGCTTTGGAATACGAAAGCAACCATTTATGAGACCCGCGTTTCAGCAAACCAAGGGTCTAATGGCTGCCGTAATACGGAAAAATATTGAGGTAGGCATTGTTAAGGAAGTTAATAAATTCTTAAAAAAATAATGGAAAAGGCGATTGTTGACATATTAGAAAATGACGCAAATGTTAGCGCTGTAGTGGGTGATAGGATTTTTCCCATATTCATCCCCCAAGAAAAGGCATTCCCAGCAATAACCTATGAAAGAATTGATACAGACCCCAAGGATACAAAAGATGGATTAAGCACATTGGACATGCCTTTAATTGATATTGATCTGTGGGGCAAGGATTTTAAGGTATTGAAGGATTTAGCAAGGGATGTCAGGAAGGCGCTGGATAGATTTTCGGGCAGAAGGCAATCAGTAGAAATACAATCCATTCAATTTGACAATGAGATTCAGGCATTTTCAGACGAAAAAGAACTTCATCATTTGACACAGACCTACCGGGTACGACAAACTGGACCCGTATTTGATGTAAATGCAAGCAACTTTTTCAGGTCAGCAATAATAACAGATTTGACAGAAAAGAATGCTGTTGATATTATGGTATCATCTTTAAAGGATAAAAAAATAACAGCCAAAACCTTATGGGATAAAATGAAATGCCTTAATCCAGTCAGTGCTACAGGTCTGGAAGCTGCAAGATTTAATTTAAAAAACCCGAACAAATTTAAAATGGATTGGTTCGAAAATCCCACACATGCCCCAAGTGGTGTTGCGGGCAATGCAGTTGATGCTTATGGAGATTTAAACTACAATCCTGTTACGGAAGGAGATAGTATTACTGATTGGTCTTTTGGGGTATATGTCAATACAAACGTAAATAATGGCATAGATATAGGAACACTTAGTTTAGCTCCAACAAAATCACAGTTAATTAGTTCAAGAAGCGCAGATTTTTTTATTTGGAGATTAACTGATGGTGCACGTTTATCAGCAAATATAGATTCAAAAGGGTTTTGGATTGTAACGGTTGACTCAACAAATGAAACAAGTTATAAAGACGGTGTGCAAGTAAATCAATTTCCCATTGGAATCGATGCTTTTGCGGATTTAAACATGTTTGTATTAGCCGTCAATACAGATGCTGGTGCTGGTGTTGGTTCTTTTACAGGTAGAAGACACGCACTTTATTTCATAGCTGAAAAATTAAACGCCGCAGAGGTAGCAGCACTTAATACCATTGTACAGACATATCAAACAAATGTGATAAGCGGAGGACGTCAAGTATAAAAAAATAATTTATTATGAAATAACAAATAAAATTATTAAATTTGCTGTTATGAAGATAAAATTATTGAAAAACACAAAAATAGGACAGTATTCATACAGTGTGGGTGCTGAGCTTGAAGTAGATCGTCCAACAGGAATGGCATTAGTCCGAAAAAAGATTGCAATGTCAGAAGAATTTGTAACCTTAACCGAAAAAGTGGCAGAGAAAGTATCCAAAATAAAGGTAGAGGAAATATCGGAAAATCTACCAACCAACGCAAAAAAATTAGTAAAAACTATTAAAATGTTAGTAAATATTCCTACATTGGAACTTTTACTGAACGATGCACGTATATCAGTTAGAGATGCAGCATCAACACGACTTGAAGAATTACATTAATTAATTAAAACAACTAAACATGGCACAAACACTTGGAATTTTGAATGGTACCAATATAAAATTATTTATAGATGGTACTGCAATAACAGGCATAACAGCTATGAATCTTGCCTTGGCGGTAAATATGCGGGATGCCTCAACAAAAGACAGTGGAGGCAAGGAGGAGGTGCTTCCGGGAATGTCCTCAGCTACTATGGGTGTTGATTTCTTTGTTGCTGAAGACGCAGCATTTCCCTATAACAACTTATTTGATGAATATATCAACAAGACCAAAGTAGCATTCAAATATTCAAATGAGAATGTAGGTGATACTCGTTACAAGGGAAGCGCCTTTTTGGAATCATTGGACCGTGATGATCCATTAGAGGATAACGTCAGCGCAAGTGCAACATTACACGTAACAGCTGGTGTTAGCAGAGAGGCTATAACATAATGACGATTAAATTAGACAGGGAGCGTAAGGTTCGGTTTAATACGGCTGCTATCATACAGATAGAGGAGCAACTTGACTGCTCCATATTTGAAATACTCAGTACACAGATGAGACTGGGTACGATAGCAGTCGTTATATGGGCTGGATTAGAAGATGACCTGGAGTTGGAAGATGTAAAAAAGATTTTGCCTTTAAATCGCTTGGTAGAGGTTACTGAACAAATTTTTAAAGCATTGACAGTAGCAATGGGGTCAGACGAAGAAATATACGATAAAACACTTGCAGAAGCAGATGTAAAAAAAAAGGTAGAGAGTACAAAAATTTCCGACAATGGTTCAGAGAAACCGAAGAAGATTGCTACGGTTTCCTAAATTTACGCCCACAAGAGGTACTGGACATGACGCCCTCTGAGCTTACGAAGATGCTTCGTGGCAAAAGGAGGGCGTTGTTGTATGAGGAGGACTGGAAAAAAACCGAACTAAGAGTATTACGTTGGATAGGATCATTAATTTACAATACAAACGTAAAGAAAGCACATCAAAAGAATGCCGAAAAACTTTTACCATTCGCTTTTGACAAAGAACTAAAAAATGGCAGGAATAGTAAGCAGCATGACGGCGGTAGTGAGCGCAAACACGGCGGGCTTCACGTCGGGGATGGAAAAGGCACGAGCATCCACAAGTAGATTTCAACGTTCCACAAAAAATATTGAGAGAAGATTAGCCAAGATAGGAAAACAGATGACGAAAGTGGGCAAGCAGATGTCAATTGCCGTATCTGCTCCATTGGCATTATTAGGAGGATTAGCTGTTAAGACCTTCGCTGATTTTGAGCAAGAGATGGCAAAAGTACAAGCCGTCTCCGGAGCCACAGGAAAAACTTTTGATGATTTAAAAAAACTTGCCGAGGATTTGGGCAAGTCTACACGATTTACCGCAGGTGAAGTAGCAAATCTTCAACTTAATTATAGTAAGTTAGGTTTCGTTCCATCAGAGATACAAAAAATTACAGCATCAACACTTGATTTAGCATTGGCAACTGGTGAGGATTTAGCTGATAGTGCAGAAGTTGCCGGCGCTACTTTGCGTGGCTTTGGATTGACAGCCGAAGAAATGCCCAGAGTCATTGACGTAATGGCTCTTTCTTTTAGTTCATCAGCTTTAGAACTAACAAAATTCAAGGATTCCATGAAGACTGTTGCCCCTGTCGCAACAGCTGTTGGAGCAACTTTAGAAGATACCACAGCCACACTTGGTATATTGACAAATGCTGGTCTTGACGCATCTACCGCTGGGACATCATTGAGAAATATTTTTATAAGATTAAAAAAACAAGGTATAACATGGGACGAGGCAATGAAAAAAATTAGGGGTTCCAGTGATAAACTAACAACATCTGTGGAATTATTTGGTGTTAAATCAGCAACAGCTGGTCTTATAATAGCAGAGAACGAAGGGGAAATAAGCAAATTAACCGTAAGTCTTGAAAATGCAGAGGGCTCCGCTAAAAAGATGGCAAAGATTATGGATGCTACCCTGAAAGGATCAATGCTCAAAGTAAAATCAGCATTAGAGGGATTGGCAATTTCCTTTGGTCAAGTGCTTGCTCCAACCGTAAAATTCATAGGCGAAAAGATAGCAATACTCGCAAATAAGTTTGAGGCATTATCACCTACAACAAAGAAATTTGTCCTTATAGCTGCTGGAATAGCAGCCGCTATTGGTCCTGCATTGGTCGCCCTGGGCTTTTTGGCGACAACTATTCTTCCTGCTCTCATATCTGGTTTTGCAATATTGACTGGTCCCATAGGATTAGTGATATTAGCAGTAGCCGCATTAACTGCTGGCATCATAGCATTTAGCAGAGAATCTAAAAAGGCAAGGAATATTCAGGAACTGATGAATGATGTTAGTAAAGATGCCCAAAAAGCCATCACAAGTGAAGTAATAGAATTGAGAAAGTTATTAAGAATAGCAGAGGATGAGAGATTGTCAAAAGATGACAGATTAAAAGCGATAAAAAAACTTAATGAGATTTCGCCAGAATACCTGGGCAATTTGACTTTGGAGAATATCAAAACAGATGACGCAAGAATAGCTACTGAAAAATATAGGGATGCTATTTTGGCAAAGGCAAAAGCACAGGCAACAAGCAATAAAATAAGCAAACTTACAGAGGAATTATTAGAAATAGAACTTAAAGAGACGGAGGAATTTATAAGTTTTTTTGAAAAAATGGCTGGTGGATTTGCCACTTCAAAAGAACAACTGGCAAAATTCAATGAAGAATTAGAAAATAAAGCTATTGAAAGGAAGGCAACAGAAGTCAAAAGATTGGGGGATGAGATAAATAGATTAATCACAATAGAATTCGCTGCGGAGACAAGCACCGATAATTTAACTACAAGCACCGATGATTTAACAAAAGCCGATAAAAATCTTACTGATACTATCAGTTCGGGAAATAAAGTTAAAGAAAAATTCATAGAAGGTACGCTGGGAGCTATTAAAGCACAAATGGCATCTATTGAAAAAGAAAAAGATTTTGCCTCTACAAGAGCAGAAACCATTAAAATAGATGAACGTCTTAATGAACTTGAGGAAAAACGTGCAAAAATATTGGGAATAGAAACAAGTGCAATGAAAAAATCACGTGAGGAGGAGGAAAAAAGGCAAAAAAAAGAAATTGAAATAATAAAATTTACTCCTGAAGAAATGGAAGAATTTGACGTTCCATTTGATAGTAAAAAAATAAAGGAAGAAGCAGAAAAAATAAGAGGTGAAACATTAACTATTTTTCAAAAATTAAAAGAAAATTTTGATGGGATTGTTAATAAAATACAAGAAAAATTTCAAGACTTTGCTGAAATTTCAGGGCAAATATGGGGACAGATAAGCGACATTATTGGTCAAAGCATTGAGAATAAATTGATTAAATTGGAAAATTCACACGCCAGGGAGGTGGAAATGATAGAAAACTCAAGATTGAGTGAGGAGCAGAAACAGGCAGCTATTCTAAAATTGGATAAAAAAACGGAAAAGGAACGAAAAAAATTATTGAGAAGACAAGCTATATTAGCCAAAATTAATGCAATATTTAATGCAACAATAAATGCAGCAGCTGCGGTTGTCAGAGCATTGGCAACAGGAGGTCCCATATTGGCAGCAATTGTTGGAGCGTTGGGCGCCATCCAGATAGGCGTAATAGCTTCCCAGCCAATACCTCTCCAGGAAGGTGGCATCATAACACGACCAACAACAGCAATTATTGGAGAGGCGGGACCGGAGGCAGTTATTCCATTGAGTAAAATGGGAGATATGGGATTTGACAAGGAATTAACGGTTAAGATAACCGCAGAGGATATTGATCTGATATTGAAACGCAGGGAAAAGCGGCTATCCTTTACCTCATAGATGGCATTCGGGAAAAAATTTGATATTAGCTGGTCAGATTTAAGAAAGAAAACTTTCAAGGCAGAGATACACCAGGACGGTTTTATTGGATCAAGCATCCCAGTAAAGGCAAAAGATACTGTCGTTGAATTAACATGGCAAGAGGACGCCAACCATTTAAGTCCTGTCAAGCCCTCAACAGCCAATCTACAACTTTATTCAGAGACCGACTTCTTTTTTAAGGAATTTTTTTCTACTAAAGTAGGTGAATATTTTTTAAGATTAATACAAGATGGAAACACGTTTTGGGAAGGGCTTATTGTGGATTCCGTGTACAATGAGCCCTATGTGGATGTCCCCTATCCAATAAATCTCAGATTTTCCTGCGGATTAAGTGAACTAAAAAGCATAGATTATCTGGACGGATCAGGAAATTTTTTGACCGGCTTTGAAAGTCTGCTGACCATCATTCAAAGATGTTTGAATAAACTCCCCTATAATCTTCGGCTCAAGGAATTAATAAGCGTGTTTGACGACAACATGAACAAGGCAAATAGTACGCTTGCTGAAACATTCATTGACAACCTGGTCTTTATAGATGTGGACAATGCCGGCAAGATGGAGGCAAGGAGTTGCAGGTATGTCATAAATGAAATTATGAAGTCAATGGGATGCAGGATATTCCAAAGTTCAAGCGATCCAGATACTGCCGGAGCACCTGAGAATGTATGGTGGGTTCAGCGTGTGGAGGAGTTGAGTGGTGAAGCTGCAAGTCAATTGGATTACTGGGAATATAACTCAAATGGCATATTAAATAATTCAGGGAAACTGAGTTCCTTGACAAAAACCATAACAAATACAGAGGCGGGCATAACATTCCTAAACAGCGATGCAGAGTTGGAGATTATCCCAGCGGTAAAGACCATAAAATACACGAGAATATTGCCTTATAATTGGAAAGGCAAAAGGGACAAAAAGGCAAAGGAAAATTTAGTGATTGATGAAAACTTTTGCTTTTGGATAAAAAATAAAGATACTGGATTGAGTGAAGCATTTGAAAGTAATAAGCCAAAACATTGGTTTCTAAGTCCTGCCTTGCAAGCATTGACAAATTTCAACGATTTTAACACTGCATCATTAGGCGACGATTATATTCAGAAATTATCTGCCGATGGCGGCCTTAGATGGGGAACCAACTTAATAAATGCATATAATCCAAAAGACGAAAATTTATTTATGGAGGCACAATTTTTTCCTATTGAAACAGATCCTTATGCTGCGCCGACTCCAAGAAGCACGCAAGAGATAATTCAGGTTAATAGCGGAGATAAATTAATGTTTATTTATGATGCTGACATTTTTGCTTTTTGGGATATTGACGAAATTGAGTTTTTAAAACCTCTTTTTGCTTCACTAATATTCAGAATAACCTTAGAAGATATTGCCACAAGCACCGTACATTTTTTTACAGCAAAAGTTGGAACTGGTGGTATATCTGAGGTTTCTATAAAGTGGGTGACAACAGGATTTAAAAAAATTTCTGTTTTCAATCTTTTAGAGCAAACAAAAACCAAATTTTCAGGAAGTATTACATCGCCCGTTTTTCCTTTTACAGGAACTGCAAAATTGACATTAAGAATAGAAGCAACTGGTAAATATGATATTACAAAAAATGATGGAACTAAAATAGCATTTTTAACAAAAGTTGATTTCAACGAATGCAACCTGAGATATATTGACGCCAAAAATCTTCTTCCCGATTTGACTTGCCCCATTATAGAAGAAGAAAAAAACATTATACCACAGGAGGAGGAAATACACTTACAGGATTCAGACCTCATTCGTGATAATGATTATCCTATTAATGTGATTTTTGGGGATGGTCTTAATGTAGCTTCAACAAGTGCCTTTAAACACAAGGCAAATCCAACTACTTTTATTAATACAAGTGTGTGGAGTCGCAAAAATGCTTCTACGCCTCCATTTTTTTCAGCAAAAGACATTTTTTTGATTGACGTGCTAAAAAAATTCGTTGCAAATCAAAAGACAATGATAAGCGGAACGCTTTACGGGTTAACGGACTTTAATTTTCAGAACATTATCATATCGGACAAATCTGTAAGATATATAATAGATGGGATGGTATGGAATTTAAAGACAGGAGAAAAAAATGTTAAGTTGCTTGAACTCACCGTAGGAGTTGGATTATTTGTAAGGAGTGTTCAACCAAGCGGGACAGTTCAAGCAATTTCTGAAGTTCCTGGTAACATTGGAAGAAATTTTGTAGAGGGGGGTCCTATTGATTCAGGCACAATACACATTGGCGGTTCAGTAGGTACAGGAACATTGGCAAGTAATATAGATGGGGATATTGCAGACATATCAAACTATCCATTATAAAATAGAATTATGGCTTTATTAGGAAGTTGGCATTTTAACGAAAATGATACGGCGAATGTTCGGGACTATTCCACGAAGGGATTGGATAGTACATCTGTTTCAAGTCTGACAATAGTATCTTCAAACAGGGGTTTGGCTGGTAAATTTCAGGTTATAGTTAATGGCGGACCGGTACTAACTAAAGTAAATTTTGGTGATGTAGGAGAGCCCGGAGCAGACAAATTAGCGATTAATTTTAAACTAAAATTTAATGGAGTTGGGACCGACCAATTTATCATAGACAAAAACAATCAATTTAGGGTTGAATTAGTTGGTGCAAGTAATAAGATAAAGTTCAGCGTTTGGATTGGTTCGGTTCAGAAAACTGTATTGTCTACTACTGTTTTCACTGCTGGTACTTTTTTTCGCTTAATATGTATTTATGATGGCTCAACTATGGAAATAATTGTTGATGGAATATCAGACGCAACAGTCAGTTCAATTACAGGAAATGTGGACTCAGGAACAGATGACTTATTGCTTGGACACAAATCAGACAATACTAATGGATTAAAAGCCGATTTGGAAGTCATAGAAATAAGGGATGCAGATTTAACAACTAATGAAATAGCCACTTTAGATAAAAACATGGGTGGCATTGAAACCACTTTATTAACTAAACACAGTTTTTCGGAAGGGGATTTGCTGGAATGGGTGAGTGATATAGCAGGATTATCTAATAGCAGAGTGGTGTGCACACTAAACAAGGATGCCATTACTATTCTACTTATTCCCATTTCAGGAAGATTTATACCGGGACTAAGATACAGGAGACGTGGCAACCTGTTTGATACGGCGAGACAATGGCTTGCAGAGATTAAAGAAGTTGCTGGTAAGCCCTACATTTTTTTTAAGGATAATATTAGCTCATTTGATAGTGATACGCCCGCAGATGATTCCGTGATGGATTTGAGTGGCGTAGATGACAGGGGGGCACTATTGCCTTCATTGACAGACGCACAGCGTAATCTTATCATAGCTCCCACTGATGGATTGTTGATATTAAACAAGAATGCAGGTGCACTTAATATTGGGTTCAATAAAAAGTGGAATGACTTATCATTGAGATTTGTGGAACTTCGGATACCGAGTGCTCAGGTATTAACATTTTTTAGTTCTAAGGTGGATTTGATTGCTGCTCCCGCTTCCGATAAAATAAATGTCATAATAGGAATACCAACTGTTGAGAATGTTTTTAACAGCACTGCATATAGTGATAGCGACGGAGATGGCAAGGCGGCAGTTCAACTTATTTATGATACAGCTACAAAAGTTCTCTATGAACATTTAGATATTCTACTTGCCACTACGGGTCGTAATTATTTAATGACACCAATAGCACCAATAGTAGCAAGTGATAGTCAAATTTTTGCAGGAAAAGCCATTAAAATCACATCCATTCAGGATCAACCCAATGGAGATAGTCCTATAATTATTCGTGCTTATTATAAGCAAATAGACGCAAGTTCTTTATTCAATAATTTCAGCTTAGATTTTGATGGTGTCAATGAATATTTAACAGTGGCAGATGATGACAGTTTAAGTTTTGGAGATTTTGTAACGGATAGTCCTTTTAGTATTTTAGCATGGATCAAAATGGATGATGCAACTGCATTTAGAATCATTAATAAAAGAGATGTTGTAAATATTGAATGGGTTTTTGACATAGAATCATCAGATAAATTATCTTTTGCTGTATTTGATGCCAATGTAAGTAATTTTATAGGAAAACTAAGCACAAATACAATTACAGCTGATGAAGGTAGTTGGATATTTCTTGCAGGCACCTATGATGGCAATGGTAGTTTAAGTGGCTTAAACTTATATCGTAATGGAGTTTTAATCCCTATGACCAATAATTCAGCAGGGACCTATGTCGCAATGCACAATTTCAATGTTCCGGTACGTATAGGAACTGTTTTATTTGCACCACAGCATTCAAATGGTAAAATGTCAATGATACGTATTGTAAATAAAGAATTGTCCGCAGCAGAAATATTGGACGCATACAATAACGGAAAAGTTTTGCATAAAAATAATTTGAGTTTTAAAGCTAATCTTATAAGTCAATGGGCTATGGGTGATGGCGCCAGCTTTGCGGGTGGCAACTGGACAATACAAGATGATGTGGGAAGCAACGATGCTACCAGCGTAAATATGGAGCAAAATGATCGTACTGATGATATTCCTGAGTAAATTATGAGAATAAAAAATAAATACATCATTTTGCCAGTAGTATCTTTGACAGCGGCAAGGGTGGCTTTGATTGTCGGTAAAAAGGCAACGCAGAGAAAGAATATTGCCGGCACCAAATACGTTGTAAAATTACCGGTAAATGTGCAAACTATTCCAAATGAATTTGCATCTTTGCAGGCATATAATCATAATAATATATTGGTTGAGATAAGAAAACCAGAATGGACTTCGGATGAACTTATTTAAAATTTTGAATTATGCTTATACTTGACCATTGGACAGACATGACATTTCATCTGAAAGATGTCATATATATAGGCGGGATTATATTTTCCATAGCAGGAGCTTATTTTACAATCAAGAGCAATAAGAGGCGGATTTGCAGGTTAGAAAAGAAAGTTTTTAAATTAAAATAAAATGATATTATTTTTATGCGGTTTCATAGTGGGATTTTTAATAGGATTGCTTTTACAATTATTTGTAAATGGTAGAGAATAATTATGGATTATTACATCAAAATAGATCGTTACCTCTATACTGCCAGGACTACCATCGGCAGATTATATTTACCAAAAGAGATTATACCTTTTTGTTTTACGCTGGAGGATACGGTACGTGCCCATGGTATTAAGGTGCCAGGGGAAACAGCAATACCAGAGGACATTTACAAAATAGATATAAGCATGAGCCGGCGTTTCAAACGATTAATGCCCATGCTTTACACCGAAAGCAACAAGTATGAAATAAAGACTTACGGTATTAGTTTTAAAGGGGTGCGGTTCCACGGTGGAAATGACCACGGAGACACCAAGGGATGTCCCCTGGTGGCATATAATTATATAAACGACACAAAGATACAGGGAACGGCAGAAAAAGAGCTTACAAGCAAGATACAAGAATATCTGCTAAATGGAAATGTATTTGTGAAAATTACTAATTTGCCACAGGCATGAGGATGAAGGCTGACGAAAACAAACTGTATGATCAATGCTAAAACGTTATACATTTTATTAGAATTTTTTATGGGGACAATGATTACATTTGTAATATCATTTTCATTAGCAATACTTTTATTAAATTTGCTGCATGAGTTTTTTATTAATTAAAACAATAACCATCATGACAAGAATTGGAAAAGTATTAAGGGGCGTAGGGAAATTCGCCAAAAGAGTAGCCCTGGGAGGGGGGGATATTATACCTCTCAATTTAACAGCCAACAGAGCCGCCTCAGAGGGCGGTGAGGGCAAGTTTGACTATATTCGCTTAGTAAGCAGTTTAATCTTATTGGTGGGCGTATTGGGCTTCCTATTCGGCAAAGTTACCTGGGAGCAGGTAGAGAACATATTGGAGTTTCTGAAACAGTAGACTAACGGTAGTGGCGGAATAGGTAGACGCTAATTTAGGCGGAGTAGGGTTATAGTCCCGGAGTAACAAACTCGACCCTTGCCGAATCATCAAAGGGACATGCAGGGTGACTATACGAGTAATCCCTACGGGGGCAGTTAATACTGATTTGGACTTCAATGTTCATGGTAACTTGCTGTCATAGCATGCTCTCGTCAAATCCCTGCCTACCGTTTTATTAATTGCCCCGCAGGTGAAGTGAGTGGTCTTTTTACTTTAGTTGCCCATTCTAACTCATAGATAGAGCACACGCTAAAGTATTTTCAGCCATGTTCATTTCCGGCGGGGTGAATTTTATAAAAACTTTCAATTATGCTTAATATATTTCTTTGGATATTTTTGATAGCTGTTATATCATTTCTAATAATAATCATATCCATAGCTTTCTTTGGTCATGGAATAGGTTTTATGCTTCCGCCAGAAAGACCAGGTATAGACGACTAAGTCCGATATGGATAATTGTAGATCGCAGCATCCCTTTTCTATTTTATATTTGTCCCATATAATAATTATTATGTTAAATAGAAGTATCTAAACCACCCTTTACTCTCCCCTTCTAATATAGAAGTAAGTTTTAGTCAAAAGACCGATCATCTAAGCACTCTCCCCTCTCTGGGGGACTTGAAGCATCAAATAAAGTAACCATAGTTGGTCGGGCTGTGACCAGGTTGTCGGTGGGGGGACAGTGCCTGGGTTTGTCATGCTTACGTTGTGCTATCATAATCACTTCCTTTTTTGATGACGCAGGTGGGATGGACTGAACCTGCTGTGTTAAATCTACTTTCTTTAACGGGACCACTAAATATTTAAGAAAGTCCTTTGCGGCGAATTCCTTATTGATGTATTGTGGTACTTGTAGTCGTTCACTATATGCTACCGGATTTTCGTAGACGGCAAATCTTTTCGGGTTCAAGGCATTTTGAATATAGAACTTACCGCTTTTTCCTATGAAAGATATTGGTTTGCTGGTCATTTCTTTTTTGTTTTAAACTTAAAATTTTTACCTAATACCCACAATAACATATCTCTACTAACTTTTGCAGAAGGGACTAACGCATTAAGTGTTTCTAAATCATTAAATATTTTAATCGCTTCTTTAATTTCTTTTTCTGTTCTCATGTTATTTATCTTTAGTGGTTAATTGTTTTATGACTAAATTATCTTCATCATCGTAGCTCCAGCATTCAGGACAATAATGCTTATCATCTTCTATGTGCCATTCACCATCTTCATCTAAATATGCCTTAATCCCACTATCATCTGTAAATGCAACAAATCCCATACCTTCATCCTCCCATTGTTTGCCACAATTATCGCACTTACATCCATACATTGTCATTTCTACAATCATGATTATTTAGTTTAATTAAATAAAAACCCGCACCAGTGCCACTAATGTTGGTGATCCCAGCAAGAGAAACCTCAAATGGTAAAAGTACGGGTTCTAAATTTTAGCTTTTTCTGTTGCTGGAATACTTTGATAACCACAAACATAAAACTTAATTTCTTAAAAACAAAACTTTTAAGGAAAAAATTTGGAATATTTCAGATAGTTTTTTTAACTTTGTCAAGTCGGTGGTGCGACAGAGCCTTAATTGGTTCTCCTTTGTTTATTATTCCCCGTCAGACTACCAAGCATCTGGCGGGGATTTTTTTTGTAATAAAACTTGTATCTTACAATAACTTTATTTAGCTTTGCAGTATGAATCTTAAAGATTTAGAAAATTTAATGTCTGTCTCTCAATTTGCCAGGAAGCTTAAGGTAAGTCAACAATGGATATGGCAATGTGTACAAGATAGCCGGTTATCAGTTGTAAGGGTTGGCGGTGTACCCTACATAAATAAGGACGCAAAAATAAAACCCAAAGGCAAAAAAATTCCTATTTAACATAATTTATTACAAAATCGGCTAAATTTGGCTGGAAACGGCAAAAATAAATTGAAAATAATCGTACTTTTACTTGTATATTACAATTAAATTATTTATCTTTGTAGTATTAATTAATTAAAAAATCAATTATGAAAACAGGAACTTTGACATCAAACGGTATAATGTTTAAATGGTGCCTTACAACTCAGCAAGGTGCTCATTATGATTTATTTCCAAGCAAACAGCATACTGAAAAGGACATATATATAGCTAAGCTGTATATGTGGGACAATTTTGATCCAGTTACACTTAGAGTTATTAAGTAATTATATTAATCAAAAATTAAAATCATGGAACTATTAACAAAAGAATTGCTAAACAAATTGCCAGCACTTTATGTTAACGATGACAAAAAACCAGAAGAAACAAAAGTAATACTCAAACTTTTTACTCCTGATGCTCAATGCACTTGGTATATTACAGAATTTGATGGCAAAGATAAATTTTATGGCTTCTGTAATTTAGGTGACGAACAAGGGGCAGAATTGGGATATATTAGTTTAAGGGAATTACAAACAATACGAGGTCGGCTTGGACTACCCGTTGAACGAGATAAGTATTGGAATAGCAATACTACCTTAGATAAGGTAATGAATTTTCAAGTTACTTAATCAGTTAAAAAAGAAACAATGAAAACAGGAATATATCTCACTTTAAAAGAACGAGAAGCATTAGACTTAATAAAATCAACTCCTGGAGGCGAATTACGTCCATATAGAAATCCATCAAAGACGTTTTGCTACCGGCTAATAAATAATAGGCATTCTCCAATTACAAATATTAAAGCCAGAATTATTGAAGTATTATATAATGCAGATATATTAATTAAAAAAGACGGATATTTTTGTCTTAAAAACCCAAAATAATGAAAACAGAGGATGAAATAACTCATTTAACTAAAACAGTTAAGGGCAAACAAATTCAATGGTATATTAGCCAAGTCCTTCATCCTAAAATGCAACAGGATATTTGGGGTTGCTGGTTAAATTCAAATAAGTACAAACAAGATAAAATCAAAAAAGCATTAATATTTTTATATGGCAGGACAAAAAAGTGGAATACAATAAAATGCTTTTTCAAAAAACAAAATGCAGTTTCAACTAACTAAAAACTAAAATTATGAAAAAAGAAGAAATATCTTTGCGGGATTATTTTGCTGGAAAAGCTATGCAGGTTTTAATAGAATGTGATTGGAATGTATCAGAAAAAGATGAAGAACCAAGAGCTTCCTGTGAATTAATGGCAGAATTTGCTTATGAATACGCAGATGCAATGATTAAAGAAAAAAATAAATGAAGGATTTAACTATCAGGCACACAGCCAAAGTTCAAAGAGGCAAATTGGTGATGGACAACCGGGAATTGTTTAAGTGGGATATGGAGAATTATGAAGGTAAATATATTGAATTAGTAATCAAAGGTGTAAAATACACACGATCCAGCAGAATGAACAGATATTATTGGGGAGTGATAATGAAGTCGCTCACAAATTATTTCAATAAGGAGCAGACTTTCAATAAAAAAATAGACGTGGAGACCGTACACGAGCTAATGAAAATGAGATTTTTAAGCACAAATATATGGACTATGTCCAACGGAGACGAAATGGAGGCGGTGGAAAGTTCAAAAAATCTCAATAATGAAGAGTTTATTGCTTATTTTGAGAACATCATAGCATGGTCAGCGGAGATGTTCGGACTTGTTATTCCTTTACCAAACGAACTAAAAACAACCGAAAATGAAAACATTCCACAAACCTAAAGAAAATTGTGTAGAATTTTTGGACGAAAGGTTCTACACAAAAGACGGCGAGACATTTTATCCGAGTGTAACGACCGTACTTGACGTATATCCCAAAGGATTTGGCTATATACAATGGCTAAAGGACATGGGCAGCAATGCTAGTGAAGTCCTGGCGAAAGCAGGAGAGCAGGGAACTAAGGTACACAATGCCATTGAAAGGTGTCTAAATGGAGAAGAAGTGTTTTGGACTGAAGCTAATGAACAATATAGCTTCTTAGAATGGCAGATGATCAATAAGTTTTTGGAGTTTTGGGAAACTTACAAGCCAAAGATTATAGCCGGACCCGAAGTAACTATCATTTCAGACAAAATGAAGGTAGGTGGAACTATTGATATTGTCTGCGAAATAGATGGTGTGATGTTTCTAATAGACTACAAGACCTCAAATGGCATCTACAAGACCCATGAACTTCAACTATCTGCTTATTGTATGCTGTGGAACGAAGCCAATCCAAGTAATACCATAAACCGCACAGGAATATTATGGCTTAAAGCCCGCACCCGGGGACCGGATAAAACAGGAAAAAAAATTCAGGGTGCCGGCTGGCAATTAGTAGAATTTGAAAAGCATTATTCAGATAGTTTTAAACTATACGAACACACCCGAAAAATATATGATGAGGAAAACCCAAATCCGATGCCAAAGAATTTAATTTATCCTGATAAAATAAAACTAAATAGTTAAAAACGGAAAATTTATTGAAGATAAAACCTAAGCTAATGAATGGTACAATAATAAAAACCGTAATAATTGATAAGGTAGATTGTAAGGAAACAAAGACCTCGCAAAATAACGGTAAGCAATATTGCTTCTGCGGAATTGTGATTAATGAAAAATGGTACAATGGTACAATGTGGGAAAAGCAGATTGATATAGTATCACAATGGAAGGCAAAAGATAAATTAACACTTGTCTTTTTTCAGGAGGAGTATCAAGGCAAAATATACAGCAAGTTCAAAATACCAACAAAGACGGACTTAATTTATCAAGAAATAGACGCAATCAAAAGGGAGCTATTTTTGATTAAGGAGCATATTAATTTGAAACCATGAAAACAAAAATGCAAATAACCTCACTGATCACTTATGATAGTATCCGAGAAGAATTGCCCCGCAGAGAACGGCAAGTGTTTGAATGTTTTGCTAAAATAGGACCAGCAAATAATAAGCAAGTATCTATTGATACCGGATTAGACATAAATCAGGTAACAGGACGCACAAATAAATTGGTTAATAAGAGAAAAAGAATTTACGCCTATGATAAGCAGATAGATTTAATATCCGGCAAGCCGGCAATTAGATGGGCAATAGTCCCAGCAAATGGACAATTAAAAATATTATAACATGGAAGCCAAAAAACTTAGCCCTGAGCAATTTAAAGTATTATCTGGTGAAAATCATGGGAATATCTTTCAAAATAACCCTGTAGGTTATGGAGTGCATCAAGGAGGCATTAATATACACTCCACAGAGCAATTTATGCAGGGGGCAGAAGTCTTATTACAAAATCTTATAGAATTGGCAAAATTTGAAGTTAAAAAGGAGCAAGCGGGTTCCCGACAAAATACCGAAAAAATAACCTTAATATATAATCTGATTGAGTTCAAAAAACAGGAGCTTGCAATGATATACAATTACATCAAAAAATACAGATAAAATGAAACTAATATCCAAAGAAATATGTCCGGTAACTGTCCGGGATAGGTTAATAAAAAACTTAGCAAGTCAAGACGTAGCTATATGCGACCTTGTGAGAGCGGTAAAATGGGCAGAGGAGAAATGCTTGGAATTGAATGATAGATTAGAAGCATTAAAAGCTATTGGAATTATAGGGATACAAAAATTTGAAGAAAAAGATAACCAATGACCAAATCTAAACCAACAATGGATAAAGTAGAAAAATTAACGCTAAAGGAATTAGCACCCTATTTGCCTTATAGGTTGAAAGTATATTGGGATAATCCCGATTATACTCTAAATGGAGGTAATCTTAGAGCAACGATTGACGATCAAAGGAAACCAATCCTACGACCCCTATCCGACCTAACAAAAGAGATAGGGCATAATGGAGAGAAGTTTGTGCCAGATCAAGAATTACAAAAGTATGTAGATGCTAATAATGGTCTTTTGAAATATAAAAAACAGGATGTCTATGATTTGGCAAGTTGTGAATAT